GTTCTACAAGTTCCCACTTGTAAGTTCCGTCAGGCTGAAGCACCTTATCTAAGGATTTAGCCATAAAAATATGTATATTTATCTACTATTGTAGCAGACTATTCAGATTTGACCTCATTTGCATTTGGTAATACCTCGCCTTGTACCAAAATGTCTCTAAATTCTTCTCTATCTATTACCTGTTGCTCAAATAATGAATTTAAAGCTGTAATATCTTGACCAATAAGCCTTTCAATATCAAAATCTCTACTGATTTTTACCTCTGGTGGCTCGATTCCTACATATTCAGCAGAAAAATTAAAGCATTTTTGTAACTTTTGTTCAAGTTCCATAGAAACCATCGCAAGCATAGAGTTTGTATCAACACGATCTAATCTTCTAGCGTCAGCAGATTCGGCTACAAATTTCTGTTGTGATAGTGTACTGATTCCAAGTGTTGCCATCTGCATTTGCAACTCCTTAATTTCAGCAGATTGAGCATCAAAGGCACTACTCGCTGGCTCGACATAGTAAATTTTATTACCTGGTTGTGTTGCCATCGCATAGTTTACACTGATAGCAAGGTCTTTAGTCTGATCGTCATAACCTTCCATCACAAGCATTGGTTGAGATGCAACGTGCAAACTATGAATAAGATCAGCTTGTCTTTGAAAATGTGCAAGATTTAGATAAGCAATATCAAGTAAAGGTGGTTTACTTACTAAATTTTCGGTTTTTCCAGAATAAATAGTAACTAAAGGTATTTCTCCAAGAGAAAAATTACCAGATTCGACTAATTTATACTCTTGATCTGTAGTGCCAGTACTAAATTCACCCATGTAAGAATTATCATCAACGTCATACATCGCATCAATCTCATCTTTCTTACGAAATACTCTATAACTACCAGGCTCTATAACTCTTACTTGGTCGTAAACCTTTTCGCCAAAATCTCCATCAGGTAGTACAGCTTTTTCTGCGATTCTTGCTTGTATAAGATTTCCATAGTTTGATTCTCTATCTAATCTCCAACCTAAAAGATTTGTAGGATCTACTTCAATCCAGTAAGGTCTACGATTTTGTTGTCTTTCTTCAGCAAGACTTAATGCTCCAGAAGGTGCAGGATAGTCAACAAGAATATGACTTTGACCATAAGTAAGAGAACACATTAATATTCTTCTTGCATATTCATCTAAATCAGAACCGCAACCATCAACATCCATTTTGAATGTTTCTGTCCAGTATGGATCGCCTGTTAATGTTATTGGTTTTCTAAGAACTAAACCTGTTGCTGCTCTAATTAATCTTTGAGTAAAAGGAGAAAATACAGCACGATTTACTCTTGCCATGTAAGCTGTATAATCTTCTCTTGGCTCTAATGGTAAAAATGCTTCGCTGTTTTCTCTTAAGTATTCTGTTCCCTCAGTAACAGCTTTCATTATTTCCCAACCTTTCATCATGTCGAGGACAGCCCTCGTGCGAGTAAAAGGACTGTCTATGTCACCGATAGTGGTAGAAGTTTGTACTTTTGTTCTGTAATCTCCAGGAATTGAATAAGTCATTAGTTAACACCTCCACCTTTTTAATGCTAATGCTTTTCTAGTTGGTCTGCCTTTACTGTCCTTCATTGGACCTTTTACTCCTTTCATGCGAGCACAAAAGGATCTTCTTCTTGCTGCTCTTTTGCCCGTAGGATTCTTTTCAGTTACGGGTGCTTGTAAATTACTTCCTGTAGCACGATTATACTTAGCTCTTCCTTTCGCAGTCAGTCCTCCCTTCTTAGACTTTTCGCCTCTACCTACAGATAAACTGACTCCTCTGCGTTTAGCCATTATTTGCCTACCTTTTTCATCGTCAGCTTATGAGCTTCGGTAAAAGTTTTACCCCTTAACATTAATTTTTTCATCTCTTCCATATGCTTCCTGGTATGAGTACCCTTTTTCTTATGCCTTGCTAAAGCATCTTCCTGTCTTTGAGTTAAAGTTTTCATTTTTTCTTCCTCTTTTTCTTGGAACGTAGCTTTTTAAGGTCGGCAGCAGTAATCTTATCCCGTGGTGGGGCAACAGCAGCGAGTTTACGTTGCTTTGCTGAATAAGATTTTTTAGGCATTAGACAGCAGAAGTAATATCACCAGTAGTTTGGAAACTTACTGATACAGTTGAAACATCTCCAACAGTGGAGCTATATGAAGTTCCTGTAATAATTCCGTTAAAACTTAATTTTTTACTTCCTGATGTATCTAAAAATAAATTGAATGAAGCATCGCCAGCATCTTCAGAAGTTAAAACATCTGTAATAATCTCAGCAGTATTATCTCCACTTGTAGCTGTATAAAGAAGATCGACTGTTCCTGTAGCTGTTTTCAAACTTCCTACATACTTTCTAGATGTATCGCCATGAGCAGTACACTCAAGAGTATCTTTAACAACATCTAATGTCCAAGAAGTTGTAGAAGCTACTGCTCCAACTGATCCAGTTCCGTTATCAAATGATACAGAGCCTTCTTCACCACGAAAAAATGCCATGATTTAACAAAAATTTTACTTATACGACTATCTTACCTTGAAACTGCGTTTTTCACAGTTATTTTTTCTTTTTAGTTGATTTTTTTGTACTTTTTTTCTTCTTTCCCTTGCGTACAGAAGCTATGTAACCCTGACATCTTGCCATTGCATGAGATTTGGCCATTTTTAGCTCCTTTTTTTAGTTTTTTTACGTCTATGTTGGTATGTTATCTTTTTACTGCTCGTTTTGGTACGTTTAAATCTTGCTTTTTCACTAGCTGTCATTTCTGAAGCAGTCTTAGGTGTCTTACTTGATACACGCTTGCTTGGTCTGCAAGCTGGATAACCCCGTTTTTCACCTTTTTGACGGCCACAAGGTTTTCCCGTTTTGACATCAACCCATTTTTCCTTAAACCAACGTTTAAGACCACTATGCCTTGCCACGTTTTTTCCTCGTAGTCTTTTTCTTGCTCTTACTATAACCAGAAGCAGTCCTCTTTTTGCCGTCTGGTCCTTTTACATCCCCTTTACATACTTTGACAGCATAAGCATTGGCATAAGCAGAAGGGTAAACCTTGAACTTACGCTTTGCTGCTGCTTTACCTCTGGCACATAATTTGCCCATTATCTACAACCACAACCGCATCTTTTCTTACCGCCTTTCTTTTTTTTCTTCTTTTTCTTAGTCGTAGAATGGTACATAGCAAGAATTAGGTAGTTCTTAGTATATTCTAAACGAAGTTTGGCCTAATGTCTCTGGTTTTGCCAAGTTAAATTGCTGCAAACAAAGATAACCGAAAGCATCAAACGCATGGTCAACTCCCAAATTTTTATTTGGTAATCCTGTATTTGGGGCATAAGTTAAAGTTCGCAGTGCTTTTATTAATTCTTTACAACGTGGATGGATAAATGTTCTTCGATCTCCATTTGCATCATACAAAGCTGTATTTATTGAAGTAATCTTATCTCTGATTTTCCAGGGCGATCTTGGACTCATAACTGTAAATCCACTCCTTCTAAGAATATTGTGGTCCGTAACTCCGACTCCACTTGTTTTTCTAGCACTACCAGTAGGGTCAGGACACGCAATAATTCGCCTATCTACCCCATATCTCCTGATAACTTCTTCCGCAAAATCCCAGGTTGTTGCTCCACCCGTCAACATGATTTCATCAAACACATAAAGACAGTCATTATGCTTTACCGCACAAATTCCTGCCATAGGATCAACGTTAAAATCCAATCCCAAAATTAAAGGTAACATCTGTAAATCCTTTACCTCGGCACTAATATTGTCATCGCTGAAACTGACAGCCACCAATCCCGTAAGATTTTCAAAACTTGCCTCAAATTCTTGCTTGAATGTTCTGACATCTAATTGGGCCTTCGCAGCCTCGACTTCTTCTGCTGGAACATTACCCCCGTCTATTGTGGTAAAACTCCACCTTTTCCAATCTCCTGTGAGATCTTCTGGAACGTAACACCATAAATCGTAAAACCAGCTTGCCGTGCCATCGGGTGTTGATATGAAAAGTGCCCAACCCTGTTTATCTGCCAGTGCTGGCCTTATAACTTGAAACCATACATCAGAATCCATGAAGGCTGCCTCGTCTAGTACAACACCAGCTAAACTTCGACCTCTCAGCGTGGTTGCGTTTTCTGTTCCCTTCAATTCGATAAGTGAGCCATTTATCAATTCAATCTTTAAATCTGTTTCGTTTTTAGATTGTATCCATTCTCTTGGCACTAACTTTTTTAATTCTTTCCAGGCAATGTCTTTTGCCATGCGATATGTAGGGGCACAATAAAAATATGTTTCGCCTGGTCTTTTTATCGCAGCATTTACAAGTTCAATACATGATAAATATGATTTTCCAAATCTTCTGCCAGCTACCAGTACCCTAAATCTGTTTTTTGCATTGAACACCTCCCCCTGTGCCCAACGCAATGTTAAGTTTTCTCGTGTTTTTACACTCATGTAGTACAAAATAACCCTAATTTTAATTTATTTTGTAGTTTTTATCGACTAATTTGCTA